TCAAAGAACTGCGGTTCACTCATAATTACTTGCCTTTCGTCGGTACTCCGACCCTAGGGCATTAGTCAAGCTTTAGGTGGGATTTCCCCGAAGACCTTTAGGAACGCGGCTTTTACCCAGATCACGGAGTCTGCAGCTTGTGGTGTGATCTCAATGTGGAACCAGTCTCCGCCGGGAGCGCCGTGGATTGTTGGCTTGTCGTATTTGAGCCATGCGTAACGGTCACAGCGCCAGGCGCGTCCTTGTGGTTCTGGGAAGTAATCAAGAATGCACTGGAGACCTAAGTCGTTAGCGTTCGCGACGAGTTTGTCAATGAACACGAGCGCTTCTTTCCGTCCAGCTTTAGGATTCTTTTCGCTTTTGCGATATGAAAGATCAACAGCTCTGCCAGTGGCGTGAACTGAAAGCGATCCGGGCTTTCCGCGCATGTCGCGCTGACCCCATGAACCATTGTTCCAAAGCGCGCCATTCGATGCAGCGATTGCTTGACGGATCCATTCATCCATTCCTGCACGCGGTTTTGGCGATGCCCCGTCTGCGTTGCCGATGTAGTCCCGAGCGTTCGGGATTCCGGGTTTAGCTTTGGCTACTGTCACGACCGAAAGCCGAGTCTTTAGGGTTTACCCAGCGCAGCAACGGGGGGATGATTGCTGCGATTGCGCCTTTGCCGAAGTCACGCGGATCTGTTGTGCCGGTGGAATAGACCGCGATGAGAGCTCCGACTACTGAGCGCGCGTAGCTGGCGATTAGGGCTTTGTCTTTAGCTTTCATCGTCTTTGTCCTTTTGTTTGTTTTTGAGTCCGTTGGATGCGAGTAATCCTATTAGACCGCCAGAGAGTGTCATGAGCATGGGGTTGAGTACTGAGAAGGCTTCTGCGTCGTTCGGTGCTTGCTCGAGTGGCTGTGTCACAAAGAGCAGACCGTAAAGCAGCGTAAAAATGGAGCCGACGAAAGCGAGTGTCAGACCACAGCCGACGATCAGGATCAGTCGAGCTTTGATTTCTTCGTTGGTGTATTTAGGCACAGCGTCCCGTCCCAACTTGTAGATCTGATGAGATTGTCACAGGCTGGTTGCCTGCGCGCACACAATTTTTGCGTTCACGATCCGAGCATCCGGAGCATCCCCAGACAACGACTGCGATGAGCATCCCACAGCCGATGAGGTAACGCCACTTCATCAGCTTGGGCGTGTTGGTTCAACAATTTTGCGTGGGTCTTTGTTGCTTGCTGGAAGATCACGCAATGTTTGACGGTATGCCGTCCACGCTGCCTTGTCGCATGTAGCGTCGGCAAGTTGTGTCCAGTCGGTGGCAATCAATTCTTGTGTTCGCCAATGACGAATGCGCGCAAATAATGTTACATCTGTTGTTTCATCGTCTATTGGTAATCCGAAAAACATTATGCCACCTCATAAATAAAATTGACGCTAAACCTGTATCCACTTGCACCTGCGTATTGATTTATATAATTTGTGATTGCTGCGGAATTAGTCAAACGGGATTCAACATTCAAAGTATTACCTGTAGAAGCGGCTTCGCGGCCATAACCAATACTGTCGCCCGAACTGTAAACATTTCGTACAGCAAATGGAAGCGTAAATAAGGTTGCATTTGCAGCAGTTCCGTTTGTGTTGATCGTAATTGAAACGGTACCGATACATATTTTGTTTACTAATGTGTATCGCCCCGTTGCTGTAACGCTTGTGTATGTTCCAGTTTGGGCAGTAACGGTTGGCGTGTAGGTGGTGTACGCCTCACCAATGCTATTCAATTGTGCAGCTGTAAGAACTGCGCCTGCGACGAATGGAAAGGGTGTTGCCATAGTGTCTCCTAGGTTAGTGCGTACACGGTTGAGAGTGTGGAACTATCAAGAATGAAGTCCAGATAAACCTGTGTAGGTGATGTGAATATGGTGGTTTTGTGTGGCTGGCTGAAGGTGATCTCGTGCGCGATACCCTCGACGGCAGCGGTTTCGGCAATAATTGATGTGCTGTTGATGCCAGTCTGGATTGTTTTTTCAATGCTGACGACGCTTCCGATGTCAAATGTGGCAACCACATCGCGCTGAGCTGTTGTCAAAGTTTGAAACTCAGTTGTCAAACCTGTGAAAACTGGTGTCGGTTGAGGTCTAATCAAATACAACGCCAGCGCGAGAGCTGCCGTGTTGTTGTGCAAAAGGCTTCCCAAATACGACACAGACTGAATGAAATACTCTGCCTGCGAACCTAAATCGTCAATGGTCTGTGGATTGTTTGGGTCTTGCAAGGTTGAAACGGTCGCTCTATTGACGACCTTATCCGCACCGAAATTGATGCCCAAATCAGAAAATGGATAGCCGCTGTTGTCGCTGAAATCTGCGACTGGTGTGCCGACGAAACTTCCGATCCTGTTTTGGAAAGTAAACACGCCTGAACGATTTACAAATGCGCGACCTTGTTCCGCGTCAATGATGTCGGCGAGATATTGCTGAACATTTGTTCCCTGTGGAACCTTGTAGGCGGATGCTCCGCCAAGTGTTGTTTCACCTGTTTCTATTGATTGCTGACCAATACCTTGAAACGCATCTACTTCTGGGAGCGCAAGCATGGCCACGACTCGAGCGCTAGACAACTGTTCAGTGACATTCCATTCATCCAGCTCCGCCTGTGCAAGTAAATACTGGTTATCTACACAGAACACCTGAACGGTGTCGTTGTTGTCCATGCTGAAGAAATAGTCATATGTGACAATGATTCCCTGAAAGAGCGATTCTGCTGTCCCTGATGCGTTGTAACGGTAAAAACGAACTTGGCGCATCGGTGCAAGACCCGGCTGATTATTGAGTGGGTCAGCGTTGGCATCGTTGAACGGGTTGAAAGCGCCATAAGCGATTTGGTCGTTCAATGTGAAGCTCATCGTGCCGGGCAAGAACTGGTCACCAATGTCGCGCCTACCACGGAAGATATTTACAGCCGTCACGCCTGTGGTCACATCAGCAAAGGTTGTGCCCGGTCCAAGCGTATAAAGCGTGTTATCTAAAACGCCTTTGAGATCTGAGTCAAGTACAAAACTGCCCGAGTCAAAGCCTGTGTCTATTTCAAGCTTGTACTCACCTGACTGGATGACTGCTGCACCCATGGTTATGCGACCGCGATAGCTGCTGGACCATAAGCACGATTAGCTGCACGGATGGCATCAATGACTGCTTTGCCTTGCTCGGCTGATGAGTTGAGTCCACCGTTGACTGTGATGTTGTAAGTTGAGCCACCGCGCATTGATGCAAACTCTTCAGCGCTTGAAAGGATGTCCATGTTTCCCTGTTGTGGGCTTAGCGATACCGCGTTTGTGAGGTTCGCAAAATTTGCTCCGATGCCCTTGACATCTGCCAGCTTTAGGTTCGGGTTTTTGAGCTTGCTTCGAGCGCCAGCGATGGCATCATTGACACCTTGAAGCATTGCTTCGCCTTGCTTGACTCCAGCGCCATAGAACAGGTCAGCACCAAAGACACCGAGCGCATCAGCAAACATGTTGAGCGAGTCCAACATTTGGTTGATCCCATTGGGCCCTGTAATCGCTTCTGAGCCCCCGTTGATGAGTTCTGTGGCAATTGCGTCTCCAGCCTCTTGACCGGCTGCCAGAACGCTTCTGAGAGCCCTTTCCGATAGACCCATTTTGAGCAGTTGCTCGACCTTCAATCCAAACGCTTTAGCACCGTTGGCTTGCTGTGTGAGCTGGGCGAGGATGGTCGTTCCGGCTTCTTTGGCTGCGTCGGCTGCACCAGAGATTGAGAACTCACCAGTGACTGATTGCGAGACCGTCGTCTTGAACTCGTCGTAGGCAGTTTTGGCTTCTTCTAGTTTGCCTTTAGCAGCGTCAAGAGCGTCGCTAAATTGCTTTTCAATTTCGTCTCGAGCTTCTTTGATTTTCTTTGCCATCTCGTCCACGGCTTTACCAGCACCACTAGCACCTTCATTGAGGTTGAGTAGTCCTTTGTTCGCGATGCCTGCCGAGTCAGCGATGCGCATTTGTTGAGCATTGGAAACACCGAGTTTTTCGTTGTACGCGCCGAACTGCTTTTCGGTTGTGACCAGATTTGAGATGCCATTGACAAGCGAACTAAAGAAACCGAATGCGCTATTGGTCGCCTTGAAGAACTCGATGCCAACAAACTTGATTCCGTCTGCAAGTTTGCCCCATGTTTGAGGATTTTTGTTCACCCATGTCGCAATGTTGGTCAGCGAGTCGGTGAGTCGCGTCATGTATGGCAGAACTTGATTGCCGATCATTTCTTGGATTTCGCCAAGCGCGATTGAGATTTTTTTGAATGATCCCTGAGCCGATTTCGCAGCTGCTTCGGACGCGCCACCGAATGTCCCATTCAGCGATTGCATTACTTCATTGACTGAAGCGCCATCCTTGATGAGCCCGAAGAGCTCCGGTGAAAGTTGCTTGATTGCTTTGGTGTTTCCGCCGTAAGCCTTGGACACAGCATCAGCAACTTCTTGCACGCCTTTACCAGTCGCAGCCGAAACATCAAGGACGGTCTGCAAAGCGTTCTGAGCGGTTTCAAGATCGCCAGTACCACGGACAAGGCTGGCAAGCGCTGGACGAAGCTCATCGTCGGCGACTGCTGCGCTCATTTGTATGGACGAAATGAAATCCTCGTTTGCTTTGATCTGCGATGTTGTGGCGTTCGTGGATGCTGTGAGCTGGCGCGCGAGTTGAGCTTGTGATGCTTGATCTGCTGCAGCTGCTTTTGCAGCCTGAATCAATTCCACGCCAAGCGCAGTAACGGCAGCGGTCGCCGGGATCATTGCGCGCTTCATGAGGAAGGATGCTTTTTCGGCGTTGGTGCTCAGGTTCTTGAACTCCGCGTAGGTTTTCTTTATTCCGTCACCTTGGAAGTCCGTAATAATCGGGATGCGAATAGCCATTAGAGATTGCTCCTACTCAATGCGATCGTAAGTTTCCGCTCGACATCTTCGCTGATGTTTCGGATTGCTGACTCAATGTTGTCTGTGTTGTTTTCTACTGCTGGCCACATTGAGCGCGAAGCCTTACCAAAAACGCGATCCATGTTTTCAATCAGCGTGTTATTCCAGTCGTAGGTCACGCCTTTGCGCTTTTGAGTTGATGTGGATTTACCGCCACGCCCAGCGATGTCAAACACGATGCCGGCAGGGTTTTTCTGCTGAATGAGGAATGCGCTCAAGGTTTCGTACTGTGCGCCTTTGTCCATGTTTCGTTTGCGTGCGCGTCGAGTGTCAATCTTGACCGTGATGGATCGGTTCGCGATTGCTTTGTCCCATGGGAAGATGTGTCGCCATTTACGACCAAAGCCACGCATGACTGTTTGACCGATGCCAGATGGCAGATTGCTTCGCGCGTCCGAGATCGTCGGCTGCATGAGTGCGCGATAGTCCTTTGTGATCTGCCGGCGTAGATCTGGGGCGAGTTTGTTCAGCGTCTTGAGATCTTCCTTGATCCCATAAACCTGAATGCCCGATCGTGCCATGTCATCACTTTCTGTTTCTTTCCTCTAACACAGTAGTGACAGTGAGTAGGTCGGCAGTGTCAAACTCTTCTTCGTAGAAGCGCGGAGCCCACGAAAGACTGACCAGCAATTCTGCTAGGAGCCTTCGGTGAGTTCCGCGTGGGTAGGGTTTTCTATTTCCTCAGCGCTCACTTCTACCGAGTCGAGCTTGGCAATGAACTTGTCAAACTCTCCCGGCACGACGATCTTCGCTTGCTTGCATGCTTCCCACGCTAAAAACGCGAGATCCTCAACACCGATACCGTTCGCCATGTCTGACGCTTTGCGCTTGAAGCGTCGCTCCCATGCAACAAGAGTGACGAGATTAGTTGTCACTTCGTATGGGTCTTTGCCTTCTTCTGTCACCTTTAGGTGCAGTTTCATTTCTTCTCGCTTTCGTGTCGGACCGATGTGCGGTCAGTTATTAGCTTTCGTCAGATGTATAGACACCGCCGTTGAATGTCACGGAGATAGTTCCGAGAGCACCCAAAGATGTGACGATTGGCAGAGCTGCCAAAAAGGTTCCAGTGAATGTCAAGCCCGGGTTCGTTGCTGAATCAGCTCCGACGGTTGGCTTCACGATCACATTCGTAGAAGTGCCGACTAATGATTTCAATGTTGCCCAAGTTTCCGTAGCGGCAAAACTGGCATAGAAGTCAAGTGTGACTGAGTGTGATCCGAGTCCCGAGACATATTTGCGTGAGCTGTCTCCGAAAGCGGTTGCTTCGAGCTGGTCATAGTTGATGTTCACGGTCGCGCCGGTGCACTGATCGCTGAGATCTACTGCATTGACGGTGACTACTGGTGACGAGAGATATGTGCTAGTTGGCATGGTTACTCCTTGGATGCTTTCTTAGGTTTAGTTTTAGCAGGTTTTTCTTCTTCGGTGGTTGATACCTCTTGCTCGACGATAAAGCCACCAGCCAGAAGCGCGCCGACATTGATGCCAGCCTTTGGTTCGTACAGCTCACCGATCTTTCCAATTTTTGAGGATGCGATCACATAGCTCATGAGGTCTGCGCCTGTACTTCAATCATCATTTCGTATGCCGGAAGGACTACACCGCCGACATCAACGCTGGTCGGCGAGCCTGAAGTGGCTCCGACATTTGCGGTCATTACAGCTGCAGCCATATTCAAGATGTTACCCAATGCGTCTGAGTTGCCCGGACCCATTGAGATAATCTGGACAGGGAAGGTCATCTTGGCAATGTTGTAGTTCCACATCGTGAACGATGGTGCTGAGATGAAGACGCACGGTGGCCTCAAGTTACGCGGATCAGTCACCACTTGCAGACCAGTAGCGGTTGCCAGTTTTGTCCCCAACGCGCTCATCGCATTGTTGAAGAGATCGGTGTAGTTGCTAACGGTCATGCGCAAGCCGGGCGATCAATGCCGAGAAGTTGTTTGATCTGACCATTCATGCCGACTACTGGTGTTTGACCCATGTCTTGATATGAGCTGAACACATCCACGGTTCCGCGCGATTTGTAGAGCATGCCGGCATACATGACCGTACCGAGATAGACATCTTGCGATGGCACTTGACTTAGCGAGTCCCCGGTGTATCCGGCCTCAGTTCTGCGCCTACTGCAGAAGGCATTCGATGCAGCTGCACAAGTTGTCACGAAAGCCTGATCGCCAGCTGTGGCTACTGAGATGCCGAGCCAGTCGAGGACATTTTGTGCTGTGATCCAAGTGCAGGTCTGTGTGTATGTGACCGTGCCGGTCGCAGCTACACGCGAGACATCGCTTGCGGTTTTGGCGTAGAGAACTTGATTTTGGATTGGGACATTGAAGTCGTAAAGCAGATCGCCTTCGCTGTCAATGCCAAGGTACTCAAACTCTGGCAACGCATAAACGGTGTAGGTTCCGTTGAATGTTGCATCAACTGATGCGACCGTAATGGATTCGCCGACTGCAATCTCCGATGGGGTGAGGAGTTGCAGTACGGCGTAGTTATCCAGTAGGTACTTGAAGGTAACGCTGTAGGTTGCCATGAGCGGAAGCTCCGCTCTCGACTAAGCCTGTGTGATCTTGCGGATCATGCTCGAGTTTGCAGCGAAGGTTGCTGCATATCCGAACACGCTCATCTGGCGACCCAAGGTTGAAGGTACTTCAACGCTGAGCAAGCCACGATCCTGACGGTAGATCTCGAATGCGTTCTTGTTCATGATGACCATGGTCTTGGCTGCGAACTTGTTGTCCACGACGATCTCAAGACCGAGTGGGTTCATGCCTGACCATGATGCAGCTGAACCTGCACCGAGTGAGTTCTGACCGTTCAATCCCGGTGCACCGAGTGCTGGGAAGATTGGACGCTTGGTGCTGTCTACGAGCTGACCCATGAGAGCCCAAGTTGCTGGGTCCACGAACATGTGTGTAGGCAGGTAGTTGGTTGCTGACGAGATCGTCACTGCTGCATCGTAGATTGACTTCATCAAGTCTTCTGGAGTCAAGTCCCACACGCCATCAGCTGATGCTGCTGCAAGCAAGTTGTCTGCAGCGTAGTTGTCAATTGCGGTGAGGTATTGGCCAGCCAAGTCTTGGATGATGATCTGCATTGCGTTCGGATCGGTGAAGTCAATTACCTGATAGGAAAGCTGTGCTTGTCCAGCAAAGGTCACTTTCGTCACCGTGTTGGATGCGATCACTGCAGTTGTTGCCGAGACTGCTGTGAGTTCAGTTGATTGCTGTGCGACCGATGGGTGAGTCGTCCAAGTTGGGCGAATGAAGGTTGCACCGCTGTTGCCGTTCGGCATCGCCCTTGTCCCGAGTGCATTTAGCACTGGAGCGATGTAGTTGATATCCGCGAACACAGGTCCCAAAATTGGAACCGGGACTATACCGCTGTCATTGCTGAGCACATTGTCGCCAGCTGCAGCTTCGATGTCTGACTTGTGATAAGCGCGGTAATCGTTCCAGACGCGGTTTGCGTTCGCTGCAACTTCACCGCCCTTGTGCATTGCTGCAACAAACTCTGCAGCTGATGGCAAGCGTGGCTCACGCTTTGCTGATGCGAAAATTGGAGTCGGGATTGATGCCTCGACTGGTGCTTGTACTTCGGTTGCTTCTGACATTTCTTGCTCCTGTTCTTGGACTACTTCTTGATTATTGCTTACTTCTTCTTCTGGTTGGTGGATACTCGCAGCGATTTCTGTGATCTGTGCTCCTGCGAATGCTGGGATGGCGACAACGCTGAGCTCGCTCCACACTGCAGCGCGGATCTCCATCGTGCCCGCCTCGTCATAACTGAATGAAGTAGGGGTGATTCCAATGCTCACGGAATCAAGCACCCCGTCCTTCATCAGTGTCATTGCTTCGTTGCCCAGCTGTGTGTCGCTGATCTTGGCAGTGAAAAGCATTCCTTCCGGCGTGGACTGGCGTGCCGTGACGATGCCGATCGCCTGATCTGTTGAATGATTGAGAAGCAGACGAGGAGCTTTGCCATCCACAGGAAGAGCTCCTTCAAGTACGCGCACCGATGTTCCGTCCGAGACCGTTGCTTCTACGCCATAAGGAACTGCGATGCCGGTTATGGTTCGTCGTGGCTGACCGTCTGGGCCTGCTGCATCAATGCTGACTGCTTGTGCTGTGAATTGAATCATGACGCGATTTCCTCTTGTGTGTTTTCTTCCGGCATGTCTGGCTCTTCCATCTTGTCGGCAAGATAATTTTCTTCAAGGTACTCGTCAGCGTCGAACTTGACATAGGTCCCTCTCGGTAACACATTATCCATTGAGAGTGTGTTGGCGATGCATTCCGCGTATGCCTTTACGCCGAAGATGTAAAGATCGGCGCGTGCTTGCTGTGATGACTGATATGAGTATGAGCCCGTGCTAACGCCTACAAGGTACGGTGGCACATTTGTAAGACGCGCGCATTCGAGTGCTTGATAGTTTGCAGCGTCAATCAGGAGCATCTTGTCTGGTGTTGCTTGTGATGGCTCAAAAGATAGGAACTCATTGAGAACAGCGATCTGGTTGAGTTTGCGCGCGGACTCGAATTGCGCGCCGATTGCGCTGAGCTCAGAGGGACTCAAGGGCTCACCGCCAGTTTGCCGAAGGACTCCCGACGGGATCAGCGACTCGGCGTTTCTGTACCTACTGGACTCCAACTTGAGTGCTGTGTTTACTACGCCGGGCGATTGGTAGATGATGCCTTGAATGCCTGAGATGAATTGCACGACATTTCGGTAGTCGAGTTCTTGTCCGAGGAAGTAGAGCTCTTTTGATGGGGCGAAGAAGACGGGACCGGACTGGTCGCGTCGGGTGATGGATCCGGCTGGTAGACGCTCGAACTCCGAAGGGTAGCCATCTTGAGTCCTTGCTGTGATGGCGAGGTAGCCAACGCCGTAGAAGAAAATATCGTCAAATAACCAGCTGAGGAGTGTGGAGTTCGGAATGGATGGCGACATGCGACGAAGCCATGTGCGTGGTGCGAGACGAGTTTCTTCCATCTCTTGTGTTTGTTCGTTCCATGTTTCTTTGTACATGATAAGTGGCATGCAAGAGATCACTGAGGCCATGAGGTCGCGTGCGCGTGAGATTGCTGGGACGCTCATTGCGCGATTGCGCGCTTCGCCTTCTTGATAAGTGTAGTAAGCGCCGATCATTGATTGACCGGTATATCCACCACCTGCAGCTGCAGCTTTACCTACTGGCTCGCTAATTGCAGCCTTAGATACTTTGCGCTCGAATAATCCCATGCTTTTACTCTTCCATATTTTGGTCGGCTTTTAGTGGAGTCGCGCATCAGGGACTTCTCCGACGAAAGGCTCGACGCACGACTCCGCGCCGATCTTAGTTCGCCACCACGACGAGCTGTGGCTTCCCACGCGAGTGACGATTGCCGGCAACGATTGCTGATGAGAAGATCATGCAACGACAAAGCTCTATCGGTCCGGGACTCCTTTGCGAGCTGACTGCTATGGAGCCCTGTGTGCGGACGCTGACCGCGCGCACGCAATGTTCTGCTAAGGCCATCTCACCTGTGTGGACGAGTTGCCGTTCACGGATCAATCCTTGGATCGCTGGAGTCCATTTCAAGATCTCTGCATAGCCGACGATGACGCGACGCGATTCGAGCGCTGGTGGACATTGCAGATCCACGGTCGGTGTGAATGCGAACTTGATTGAGTGATCTTTAGCGATCTCGCGCACATGTTCCCAGAGCTGTGTCTGTGTGTCGCAAGTAAACGCGACTGTCACACCAATGCGACCGTCCGGCATGAGCACCGATCTGGTGGCGTAATAGTGCGAGTCGTTGAAGTCCACTTCTACGGCGACGACTCCGCCGGCAGGCAAAGGCTCGGTAGTGGCTAGCTGACTCCAGAGGCCCTGTGGGATCCACGATCGGTCGGTTGCTATCCAAAGGTTTACGCTTGCGCGCAAGAACGATGCGCGATCTGGGAGCTGTGCTTCGCTTTCAATTGTGGACATCTGAAGTGTTTTGCCGAGAGCAGGGTTTGCATATGCCCACGCGACCGGATCCATCGGATCAATATCTGGTGGCGGAGACCATTCACGAAAGTGAAAGTTTGTTGGCTCATGCGTGTCAATCAATCGCAAACCCATTTCTCGGTAGCGTTGCATGACCTTTGAGTCTTCTGTGCCGGCAGTGGACCACATGCTGAGCAGAGGGTTTTTTCTTGCGCGCATAGTTGGAATAACGCCACCGTCAATGACTTCTTCTTCGATTCCCCAGACTTCGTCAATGAGTGCCAGATCCACGGACAGCGAGTGAGCTGCACTTGGCTTTGCTGATCGGACAAGAAGCTTGGATCCATCCGGAAGCTTTGCAGCGAGACGACCGTAGGAGCGTGTGAGCTTGGCATCAAAGTACATTTCCAACACATCAGCGATCTCTTCATAGAGTCCTGCAGCAACATCAAGACGATGTGCCATCATCAAGACGGTCTGCTTTTCTCCTCGGATCTTCGGCATCTCGGTCAGCCACCAGCCACACAATGCTCGAAGGGCAACTGATTTTCCGCACTGGCGAGCCACGGACACAAGTGAAGTACGAGTCACTAATTCAATGCCGGCATCATCCGAGTAGGCCAGCTGATCGCGCAGAGCATTGATCTGCCATTCCATCAAATCAATCTGCATGAACTTTCTAGCCCACTCCACGACAGCATCAATATGCGATCCCTGCTGATCTGGGCTAATCGTCGCCAGTCTCGGCTGGTCGTGGCCAGTCAGCGCTGATCCCGGCTGGTTCTGGCTGGTTGGGGAGAAAAAGGACGATGGGCTCGGGGGCAAGGACGATTGAT